TTGCAGCTTCAAAGATCTTGTTCCCTTCAAACCGGTAAAACTTAGACGATTGGTTTGTTCAATCAGATAATCGTGGGTTGTTAACGAAAACTTTCGTCTTTCTTCTTCATCGAGATATATGTAATTTGCGACAACATGACAGTCTTGATTCCAACCCTGGAGATTCGATGTTCCGTCTTGTAAGGAAGTCATATCGGGTGAAAAAGATTCTTGTGGAACCGAAGTAATAAAATTTCCAATATGGTGATGACTTGATGTCGGATTCGGGGCTATTCTTTCACCAATCTGTTTATCTTGTCCAGACCTTGTTTCCAATATAGTATACAATTCTGTGATTGGTCGACATTCAAATTCTATATATACTTCGTGATACTGTAATGAGACCAATGGTAAAGCAAGTCCCGGATTCGTGGAAAACCAAAAAGGTAAAGGAACATATATTGTCCGTGCTTTTATAGAAGGAGGTTGCAAATAGGGATTTTTGGCAAAGTTAGAAAAATAGTATTTTGAAGAATCAGGATTAACATTTTCATCTTGTTTCAGAGAACTTGTTGGGTAAAACCCAGCATTCCATCCGTTATATCCAGGGGCAAATAGATCTGGTTCATGACCAGTCATCTTATCAAAATTATTTTTTTGTGAAGTATCTAAAAATAATTCATGATAAATTTCAATCCATTGACCGTAGAGTTCGCTTACTTTGGTGCCACCTATTGTCAATGTCGCTTTTCTTATTATTTGAGTGCCTAAATTAGGAACCCATTGAAATTCATAGGCGTAATCTTTCCCATTTGTAGTTTCTTCGTATGATGAATAAATATCAGGCAAATTCATGGCAAAATAGATTTTGTTGACCAAATCGCCATTACGATCAATTTTACAACGCATAATTGTGTCTATACCAACTGCCAAAGACTGGGTGCCTTCAAACTCTATACGCTTGTGTTCCATACTAAAATGTGTATGCTTTTTGAAAACATTTTTAAAGTAAGTCATAGAAGGGTTGCCATTCAAATATTCGTTTTGCTGGCCATATCTTTTCAATTGTAATAACCCGCCGCCCATAATTTACTAACTATTAAATGTATATAGATTTAAATATTGAAAAAAAATATACATTAAAGTAATTATGGATTTAGAGGAACGCAAGGAAAGAATGAAAGATAAGATATCCGAGATGAAGGAATTGAGGAAAAATCAAGAATTTGAAGATACTTATTATTATGAATCAAAATCTTTATTCTCAGATTTTACTCCTACTACTCTTCTTAATAGTATCACTCGATTAAATGACAAATCAATTGAATCTGGTAAGAAACTTAACACTATATACATTGTGAATTTTGAACCAGATGAAGAACTCCTAAATAAAGTAAAAATTGTAAACAATAAGCTGAAACACAGATTCATACAGATATTTGAAGACAAGACGTTATTATACAACGTTACAGAACATTTCCTTGTTCCAAAACACACGAGAATATCAAAAGAGAACACAGAGAAGGCAACCGAATTGATGCAAAGACTGCATATAAAGTCACTTTCAAAATTGCCCAAAATTCAGGTAGAAGATCCAGTGGCAAAATTTATAGGGCTCAATGTGGGAGATCTTTGCTGTATCGAAAGAGATAATAGCTTCGTTTATCGTCTTTGCGTTTAAATTCAAGGCAAATTATATATTTGAGTATTTAAAGAAATGAGAATTCTTCTTATTGTATCTATTCTCATTATCGCGCTGATATTTGTTGTATCGAACGAAACCACGATACCAAAAAAAGCCATAGATTTGTATATCAATGATGAAAATGATGCAAAGCTAATTGAAACAGATAATATTTTACTATACGAATCTCCTTTGATCAGCGGAAAATTCAAAAGATGTGAATCAAGAATGACAAATCATCTTAAACAAACGCGCCTATTTGTAAAAAAGACAGAGAATGAATCCTCATTGTTCATTATAGGTAACGATATGAAAGTCTTCCTTGATACTCAAACAGATTTGTCGCAATCAATTCAATACTCGAATTTGAATTTGATGGAGCTTGATCAAAATAAGTTCAAAGATCTGAAATTTCTTGAACTTCCTATGAAGAATGGGCAGGCGATTAACATTCCAAGTGGTTTCTTCGTATTTCTGGAAGATTCCAACGATTTCGCCTTTAAATATGTGTAAAAGATTCTTTTTAATCTTCTTGTTTATCTTCGATCTTCTTCTTGAGACGCCTACGGACCGCATTTCTTCGGCCTCCTCCGCGCATAGCACCAAAATCAGCGGGCGGAAGTGGTTTCTTCTTAAACATCTCTTCTAATTCTGTAAAATCATCATCTCCCGCATCAATACCCTTGTCTTTCATCATTTCTTTCATGAGACCCGTCATATTTTGCGACTTGATCATCTTTTTGATTTTCTTATTGTTTTTCATTTTCGACATGAATTTCATCGCTTCTTCCTTCATCGCAACATGGTCGATTTCGCCTGAATCCATTTTCTCTTTGACGGATTTAGTAACGTTCGTTATAAGATCCTTAATAGAATCATTGGAAGACAGACTTTTCATGATAGAATCGAGGTCAGGACTATCAAGTTTGATATTTTCAAAGGCAGAAACATCAATATTCTTCGAAATGTCTTTCGCTAGATTTCCAATTTTCGAATTTTCGAGCATTGATATGATATCTTCATCTGATCCACTGTCATCGTCATCATCCGCGTCATCGGCATCATCGGCATCTAGACCGCCCATTCCGCCCATTCCATCTAGACCGCCCATTCCGCCCATTCCATCTAGACCGCCCATTCCGCCCATTCCATCTAGACCGCCCATTCCGCCCATTCCACTCATCAGATTCTTTAGCATGTCAATCATATTGTCACCGTCTTTTTCGAAAAATTCCTCGAAAGATTTAGACTTCGATTTGATAGTCTTCCCGACTAATAGTAAAGTTTGAAGAAATTTCCAAATCGCATCACGATTTTCTTCTTTCGAAATCTTTTTAAAAACACTTGAAACATCGATTTCGTCAATACAAATGGGGTTGTTGAAAATTCGCTCATCTTTTGATTTGATCATATCTTCAATAGAAGAAACGGATTTTAGAAACTTTTGCAGTGGCACTGTGTCGTTCTCTTTACATTTTTCGAATTGTATCGAGTCATCACACTTTTTTAGATTTTCTTTGAAGTCATCAAGGGTTTTGTTGAATGTGTTTACAGCTTCCATATGATTAACTAAACTATCAATTTTTTTCTTTGTTTTAAACGCAGATTTTAGTTTTTTTTTCTCTTATTAATTTAAAATGAAATTTGAATACAAAGAATTTGACGTTGTCGTCAAGGAAAAGAAAGACAATCTTGAAGTAGTTGTCCAAATGAAAGGACTGAAGAATATCGATCCAATTGCAAAATATGATGTATCTTTTATTGCTGCGATGCCTGCAAAATACAATCATGTAAATGGATGTTCGAAAACTATCCCGTTTTCAAATAGAGAAAACGCATATGAAAATACAAAAAATAAAGGAAGCTTTATCGTAGAAGAACCTAAATTTAGTTTTAATTTGAAGAAACCCGGCTGTTATTATACAGTGGACCAGACAGTTCTTGTTCCTCCTTACTTTTCACTCTCTATAAAAGTTGGAGATAAGCTTATAAAGAAGGAAATAGTACTTGGATGCCGTTTTGACGAGAGGAAAATGACCCCGAATACGATATTGTACAAACAAACGTACAACAAAACACAGGAAGACATTTTACTTGAAAAATCACTTTAAGATCTTATCACAGTTCTTATCGTGAATCGGACGCAAACCCCGTAATGTCTTCTTTTGAACTACTATACGCTCAAAAACACATCTACCGTATGCACCACAGATACAGTCTTTTTTCTCCACACCCGACGAAGCGATTATTTCTTGCCACTGCAGGGGCGTAATCTTTTGAGTAGTTTTTTCTTGCTGCGTTCCGTCGCTCTTCCAAGCTTCAATGAAATCTTTTATTTTATAATTTGAAATCTCATACATTCTTTCATCAGTAATTCCCCCCATTTTTTTTAAGTATTTCAGAATTAGTTTGATATAATCTGTTTCGAATCCATTGAACCGTTTCTGTTTTTTGGAGACTGAAGATTGCTTATAGAATATGGGATATGGTTCGTTGTTTTGATTAGTAAACAAGATATCCTTATTAAACAAAGAAACATTACCACGAATCAACCCTATGATCTCATAGTTCAAATCAAAAACAGTATCAATAACGAACGTTTTGTCATTTTTATTGAAATTCTTTCGGCATGTTAATTTCTTTTCGATCAGGTTGATACATGAAAATCCGCATTCAAGATGTTTGTCACAATTGGCCTCGGAAAAAGCACAGTTAGCAAGTATGATTTTGTTAAGTGCGATTGGATTCTCAGACTTGTGTCCAAACAACGTTCTTGAACGAGAATAAACATTTGATATGATCATTTCAATCAGTATTTTCAATTGTACAAGTTTGATTTTTTCATTATGTGTCAAGTCTGTAGTATCATATTCCGATAGAAATTTTTTTAATTCATGAATCTCCTTCATAATGTCCTTATAGTATTCAAGAATTTTATTTTTATATGAATTTAATATGAATTTTAAGATTTTACGATTTCTGAGATTTTTTATCTTGTGTTATAGTAATAGTTATAAGAAGATGTACGCTGGATTCGATTTTGATCCCAAAAATTACAATGAAATGGCAAACAATTCAGTCCGTCCGGGGCTTTACATGATCGAGACTCCATTTGTTAATCGCGAAAACTGCTACGTAAACACTCCTAGTGTCCGAATGCAAAAGACTGGTCACAACCTATCGAAAATACCAGTAGTTGAATCAGAAAGTATCCTCAAAAACATCATACATTCTGACTCAAAGACACGCAAATACGATAAGGTTTCGAAAACAGAACTAGAAATGAATAAAGATTGTGGATTCAAGGACGAAATTGCGTCCCGTATATACGATGATAAAACAACGCGCCGCGGTCAGTCGATTGACAGATTTGATTGGACGCATTACAATCCACAGTCACATGCGATCGAACGCTTCGAATTCAGCAAGGATTCCGTTCTCATAATGAAGGATTCTCACCGACCCTGCATTCCGAAAATTGGAAACATCTAAATTGTGCTATGCGTTAAAATCATATAAAAATAATCCAATTAAGATATTATACATTATACATTATACACTATGGATACCACTATGGATTCTAAAGATTTGATCAATGAGACTTTTGAAATTAGACGTAAATTTCGTGATCTTCATATGCCACGAGAGCTTATTAAGAAATATCACGAAACTTATGCTGAAAAATTAGAAAATTTATTCAACATGATTACATCGACCCTGTGCAATGATGAAATCCTCAATAAGATGTTGAAATTGAAAGCTGGTGTCGATCAAGAAAAATTCAGTCAGCATGAGGCTTCCGTCGGGGTAGGAGAGATTTTAGTTGATACATTCGTAAAACCCGCTATGGAAAAAAAGGATAAAAAATCTGAGAAGGATAAGTTTGAGAAGGATAAGTCTGAGAAGCATAAGTCTGAGAAGGATAAGTCTGAGAAGGATAAATGAAGGAATGATATCGCAATATTGTGTGATAACAATATAAAGGTAAAACGTTTTTTGGAATAGGACTAGAAAAGAGAATTAGATGAAATGAGAGAAGAAAATAGAACATCTCTGCAGAAGATTCTCGAAAATCAAATAACAAATGTTATTTTATATGGAAACTCTGGTGTTGGCAAAACACATGCATTCCAAAGCATATTTGGTTTTCCAACTGAGAAGCTAGTCGTAACCATTGATGGTGACGAATACAAAGAAAATTCAAAGTATTTGAGATTCGACGGACGAACAATAGCAAACAATAAAATGAATTTGGCAGACGCCATATCGAACATTACAAGCACAAGAAATGTAACGAATACTAAAAAAGTCATATTTGTTAAGAATTTCAATCTGCTATCTTCAGACACACAAGAGCAATTTCGTGAAATCATCGAAAACAATTTTGATACAGCTATTTTCGTCATAACAACTTCCAATATAAACTCGATCGATCCAGCCATTATTTCAAGATGCTTTGTTCAGAAAATCAAACAAACGAATGAAGAAATGCAGTCATTCATGAAGTCTCACGGAATCACAAATACAGACGTTGTTAGAGAAATATTAAAGGTGTCACATAATTACAACATAATACGCACAATGATCAAGATTTATAATATCAAGCATGAACTTGTTGATGTCAATCAAATTTTAGCGTATGGGCTGGAAAAC